AAGGAAAGAAGAAAACAAATTTATTTTCTAGCGTCAGATTCTCAATAGGGTTAACAGGTTAATCTAGCAGATACTATATATAGTGTAGATGGTTAACAGATTGAAGAATGCTTATTACTTATGCAGATTTAGCGAAGTTAAAAAACGTGTCCAGAGCAGCGGTTACAAAGAAAAAGAAAACGGGTGCACTTAATGCCGCAATCGTTAACCATAACGGGAAAGAGCTAGTTAACAAAGATTTAGCGTTGGAGTTATGGGATAAAAACACCGATCCAGCAAGGGGTGTAATTAGTGTTGCTACGCCGACGAAACAGGAACTAAAGAAAAAGGTTGAAGCGTTGCCAGATGATGCAATACCTGACTTCAATGTGAGTCGGGCAAGAAAGGAACATTATTTAAGCGAATTAGCAAAAATTCAGGTTGCTCAACAAAAGAAGGAATTGATGCCAGTAACAGAGATTAAAAAAACAAGCTTTCAATTAGGTCGAAGTATTAGGGAATCAATGGCTAATTTGGCTGATCGTTTATCGAATGAAATTGCAGGTGAGACTGATCCGCAAGCAATCCATAAATTATTAACAGAAGAACATAGGGCGGCTTTAGAACAATTAGTTGAGGCAGCATGAACGCATGGAAAGAAGCCTTTTTAGAAGGTTTAAAACCTGAAACGCCTTTAACTGTTAGTGAATGGGCTACTAAATATCGTTTGTTGAGTAGTAAGGCAAGCGCAGAACCGGGGAAGTATCGCGTAGAACGTACGCCCTTTTTACGGGAGCCTATGGACTTATTAAGTAGTCAAGGCGAAGTACAAAGAGTTGTTTTGATGTTTGCCTCGCAATGTGGAAAAACTGAGCTTGGCATGAATTTTCTCGGCTGGATAGTGGATCACAGCCCGTCATCCGCCCTTTGTGTTCAGCCAACAATTGAAATGAGCCGCCGTCTGTCTAAGCAAAGGCTTGAAAGTATGTTTACCGAAACGCCTTGTTTAGCGTCAAAGATCGCACCGGCTAGGTCAAGAGATAGTGGAAACACAATGTTTAGTAAAGAGTTTCCCGGTGGAATATTGCTTATTACTGGAGCCAATAGCGCGACAGGTTTAAGAAGTGCGCCTATTCGTTATTTATTTATGGATGAAATCGACGCATTTCCAAGTGATATTGAAGGGGAGGGCGACCCATGCGCATTAGCAGAAAAAAGAACAACAACCTTTGCAAGAAAGAAAATATTACTTACATCAACTCCTACCGTTAAGGATTTCTCAAGAATAGAAGCTGAATATTTATCTAGTTCACAAAAAAGATTCTTTTTGCCTTGTCCCTTATGTGGTCACATGCAGCATTTACAATTTAAAAACTTAAAATATGAAGATAACGACCCGTCAACTGTTCAATATCAATGCGAGAAATGCGAAGGCAAATTTAAAGAAGTACATAAAACCTCAATGCTTAGACAAGGCGAATGGAGAGATACAGCAGAAAGCCAAGACAATAAAACAGCAGGTTTTCATTTAAACGGTCTTTATTCCCCTTTAGGTTGGTTTAGTTGGGAAAATATGGTTCAGGAATTTATAAAAGCAAAATCTGACGCGCCTTTATTACGTACCTTTGTTAATACTCGACTTGCTGAAACTTGGGATTCTGATCATGTTTCCCCTGTTAGTGTTGAAGGTCTTTTAAAACGGTGTGAGGGGTATTTACCGGGGCAAATTCCCGAAGGAGTGCAAACAATCACAATCGGGGTTGATGTGCAAGGTGGCGGCGGAATGGGTGGCGAAAATCAAAGACTAGAAGTGTCTATTTGGGGGTGGAATTTAACGCCGGATCGTTTCGAGGAAGCATGGTTAATAGATCATCAAGTTATTCTTGGCGATCCTCATCAAGCTCATGTTTGGTCGGTGTTAGATGTTTTGGTAACGGCTGAATATGAAATACCAGTACCGGGGAACCCAGAAAAGAAAATTAATTTAAAACCTGATTGTGTGGTGATTGACTCAGGTGGTTTAGCAACACAAGCTACTTATCAATATTGCCGTGAACGTCAGGCGCAAGGTGTGATAGCAATTAAAGGAACTAATCAGGCGCGTAAACCTGTTATTGGTCGCGGGTCAAAAGTAGACATCAACGCAAAAGGTAGATCACTTAAAAAAGCATTAACTTTATATTTAATGGGCGGAGATACTGCAAAAGATGCTTTAATGGGTAGACTGAAGCATAACGAACCCGGCCCGGGGTATTTACATTTTCACGCACAAACGACGGAAGAATATTTCAGGCAATTAACAGCAGAAAGACAAATCTTAAAAACAAATCGTTCAGGGTTTCAAGTTCCTACATGGACGCTTAAGCCGGGAACTAGAAACGAGGCGTTGGATTGTCTATGTATGGCCTATTGCGGCCTTAATCGTCTTTATATGATCTATCCGAGGGCTAAAATTGGCGAAATATTTAATAAAAGGCTCTTAAATCCAACTAATTCAAGTGGCAAAAACACGCTAAAATCTAAACGTAATACGCCTACGAAGTCTTATGTCAATAATTGGTAAAGGTGCAAAATGAATGTACCTTCAAAAATCCGAGCCGGTACAACTATTATCTGGGAAGATTCAAGCACTTCTAATAGTCAAGGCGATTCAATAACGGCGCCCGATTGGACTTTAAAATTTTATTTTAGGACTTTAGCCGGTGGTGGATATACAGCAACAGGGGCACAAGATGGCAATGGATGGAAGACAACAATCAGTGCAACTGATAGCGGAACGCTAACGCCCGGTGATTGGTATTGGTCGGCAATTGCTTCTAAGGCGTCTGAAGAATATGAGGTTGGAAATGGAACAGTTAAGGTTTTTCAATCGTTGTCCTATAGCGGCTCTGATCCAAGTGCTTTAGATGATAGAACGCAAGTCAAGAAAGATTTAGAGGCTGTTACTGCTGCCATACGCGCAATTATTAGTGACAAAGCCAAAGAATATTCAATTGGAGGACGTACCTTTAAACGTTTAGATCTACCAGAATTAAGAGCTAGGGAAAGTCAACTTAAAGCGGAAGTTGTAAGAGAAGAAAAGGCTTCAATGATTGCAAATAATTTGGGTAATCCTCATTCACTTTTTGTTAGGTTTTAAATCATGGGTATCGTAAATGCTTGGAAAGGATTGTTCACATCAGAACCACCAAACCCAACGGTTTTACCTAGAAGAAGGCGAGGTTACGATGCTGCAACTTCTAGCCGTCTTACTTCTAATTGGTCTGTTAGTAACTCTTCGGCTGACGCTGCTTTAAAGGGTGCCATTGCTCCACTTCGATATAAGTCGAGGGACTTAGTAAGAAATAGTCCGTTTGCTCGTCAGGCGGTAAGAGCGATAGAAAGTAACACGATTGGAGCGCATGGAATAAAACTACAAGCGCAAGTGAGACAACAACGGGGTAAACGCCTAGACACAAAAATTAATAATCAAATTGAACAGGCTTGGAGCAATTGGAAACGTTATGACTCTTGTCATACCGCCGGAAGATTATGTTTTACCGATATTGAAAAAGTAATTGTCCGTTCGTTGGTCACTGATGGTGAAATATTTGTTCGATTTGTTAGAAAACCTTTCGGACGTTCCAATATTCCTTTTGCGTTAGAGCTATTAGAAGCGGATCAATTAGATAGTGAATATACGGGGCGCAGTTCTAAGAAAAAGAACACTTGGAGGATGGGAATAGAACAGAATGAATTTGGCCGCGCTGTTCAATATGCGTTCTTAAAGAAACACCCCGGAGATACCCCCTTTGGTACCCCTGTAGGACAACGGGAACACATGATTGTTCCAGCTAGTGAAATATGTCATATCTTTGTTAGCAATAGGCCCAGCCAGTCAAGAGGGGAACCGTGGTTAAGTTCTTCTATCTTGTCTTTGCATCATTTAGCGGGTTTCCAAGAGGCGTCAGTTATTAGGGCAAGGGCGGCAAGTTCGTTGATGGGATTCATTACCAGCCCCGAGGGTGAACTAGATCAAGGCGGCGAAGTTTACGACAATGAAAGAGTTTCACAATTCGAGCCTGGAAAGTTTAGTTACCTTCAAGCCGGGGAATCCGTAACGGTTCCAGACTTTGATTCACCTAATAGCGAGTTCCCTGAATTTATGTCAGCAATGCTTAGAAGTGTTGCTAGTGGGTGTGGTATTTCCTACGAATCAGTTTCTAAAGATTTCAGCAAAACTAATTATTCTTCTTCTCGTTTATCTCTTTTAGAAGATCGTAATCACTACCGTTCCTTACAAACTTATCTGATTGAAAATTTCCATAGTCGGGTATTTGACGCTTGGTTAGAAATGGCAACCTTAAGCGGGGCTTTGGCTTTACCGTCATACGACACAGAACCGGAGCGATATAGAAAGGTGCGTTGGATTCCTCGCGGTTGGGATTGGGTTGACCCACAAAAAGAAATTATTGCTGCAAAAGAAGCAATCAAAGCCGGATTAAAAACACAAGCGCAAATTGTCAGTGAAAACGGTGGAGATTTAGAAGAGCTATTACCAGCAAGAAAAGCCGAGGTAGAAGCCGCCGAGCAACTAGGGCTAAAATTCGATACTGATATGTCTACGTATCAAAAAGACAGTAAGATGGTTGGAAATAGTAATCAATCCGATGACAAAGAAGAAACAACGTGATTTAGAGGCGCAGATTCAACACCGATCCGAACCCGTTGAATTTAAAGTTAGTGATGATGAGCGTTTAATTGAATTTCCTTTTAGTAGTGAAAAGCCTGTAAACCGTGGGTTGATGGGTGAAGAAATTCTCGACCATAGAGAAGGCTCTATTGATTTTGCACGTTTAAATTCTTCGGCTCCCTTACTTTTAAATCATTCGACTGATTCAGTAATAGGAGTAGTAGAACGCGGTTGGTTGGATAAAGATAAGAAGCAAGGAAGGGTTCAAGTTCGTTTTGCAAATAACGCATTAGGGAAAGAAACTTTGGAAATGGTTAGAGATGGAATTTATAAAAATGTCTCCGTTGGTTATTCCGTTAATAAGACAGAAGAAGAAGGTGAAAGTGCATATCGCGTAATGAATTGGACGCCTGCGGAAGTTTCGATTGTTAGTGTTCCTGCTGATTTCTCAGTAGGCGTTGGCAGAGCAAAAGAAGAGAAAGTCGAAACTAATATGCCTGCGAAGCAAGAATCAAGTAATATGCAAGAACAGCGTGATAACGCCGTTGCGTCTTCTGGCGCGCCACAAACTAGTAAACCTGAATCTAAAACTCAGATGACAAGCACACCCGATTTAAGCGTGGTGCGTGAGGAAGCCTCTAAAAAGGCGGCTTCTGAAGAGCGCAACCGTATTAGAGAAATTAGCGGTCTATGTAATGCACATGGATTAGGCGAAGAGTTAAAAGAAACTCTGATTGGCAAAGGTACAAGTATTGAAGAAGCTAGAAAGCTTGCATTAGAAAAGATTCAAGCAAAGCCTGTTGAAACTGTTTCTCCTGTGGAAATGGATGCTAAGACAGAAGAGCGCTATAGCATAGCCGCTGGTATTAAGGCAGTTCTTACAGGTGATTGGTCATCTCGTGAAGCTGGTTTAGTTCGTGAGCTTTCACAAGAAGTTGAGCGTTCAGGTGTAAAAAGATCTGCTGACCGTAGTTTCTTAATTCCTTATTCTGCTTTAACAAAAAGGGCAACTTACGTTACTTCCGGCGCAACAACTGGAGGCAACATTGTAGCGACTGATCTTTTAGCTGATGATTTCATCGAGGCTTTAAGAGCGAACACAATCACAGGTTCATTAGGAATAAGAACACTTCCCGGCCTTGTTGGTGACGTTGCAATTCCTAGACGTTCAGGAACTTCTACAGGTTATTGGTTGAGTTCTGAGACAACAGCTATTACACAATCTGAATCAACTTTTGATCAGGTAACAATGGCTCCTAAGAACTATGCAGCCTTAAGCAAGTTCTCTCGTCAAACACTTTTACAAGCAACACCCGGAATCGAAGAGCTTGTGAGACGTGACCTAACC